AAGACTCTCGCATCTTGCTCAAAAACATTTGTAGTGTTTTTGTTTCTAACGATAGCGCTTTTGTTGCCTTGGTGAACTCATTAGAGCGCTTGATTGCTTTTTCCAAAGAAAAGCCAGTGGCAGAATCAATTGAACCTAAGCGCTTTTGCAAGTCGCCAATGTCTGCGTTAAACAGCTTGACCAAAGCCGGATCAAGGCCGAGGCGCTCCATTATTCGGATTCGCCTCCCCGTATCCATGTCTTTGAGTTTTGCCTGTAGCTCTTCCATCACTAAAGTGACGGGTTTCACTTTTCCTGCCGCGTTCGTTACCTCAATTCCGATTTCTTCAAAAATTGCTTTGGCTCGGCCAAGACCAAGGGCGGTATCTTGCACCGCCTTGTCAAGCTCTTTTAGCCCGCCAATCGTTTGATCTTTAGAAAGACCTAGCAAGTCTCCAGCGTCTGCAAATTCGTCGATTGCATCCGTGGTAGTTCCAAATCTTTCGGCCAGCTTTTGCAGCTCAAAACCAGCAGCGGCGGTTTCTCTTACGCCATCGACCAAAGACTTTACGGATAGCGCAAGACCAAGAACTCCAGCCGCTTTCGTGGCCAGATCAAGCATCGTCTTATTAAGGGAAAGCGCGCCCCCCTCCGCTGACTTAAGGTTAGAGAGCAGGTCTTTTGCGCCCTTTTCGGACTTTTGCAGGCCTGATTCAAGTTCCTTTGTGTCGGACTTGAACAGAAGGTAAAAAGTGTCAAGAATCGCCACGTCTATCGGCCTTTCTCAGCCTCTTTGGCGGCTAACCATTCGTTGTATCTACCTACCGCAATTACCTCAAAAATATCTAACGCTTCCTCAAGCGTGTAGACTGTTTTCAGTTCTTGGAGGGTTGCTTTTCCGCTTTCGACAATTGCGCCAACAAGCGGATCAACATTGACGAAATCCACTCTTGGCCCTTTTGGGCGGTACTTGTCAAGAAATCCAAGGCCCGCCCGTCCCTGAAAAAACTGCAATTCATCTCCAGCATTGCAAGTTCAATTCGTGCCAAGGTTTCCCAGTCGGGCACATGGTTCTCAACCAGTGCCTTTGTCGTGAGCTGGAGGGGCTCTGCTCGTCCTTCGATGGGGACTCCAACAAAGGACATTAGCTTGAGCATGACCTCTTCATTCACTGCATAATCTCCCAGTTTCGGAATTGCCGATAGTGGATATTTCGCGGTAATTTCTCGCCCTGCAATGCAGGGAAACATCGACAAGATATAAACGCGATCCTCTCCGGATTGCGTTTTAATCGTTTTTTCGACTGGGTTTAGTAGTGGCATTTTTATGCTGCGCGAACCATGTTTTCGAACGCGAAAGAGTAGGTGCTTGTTTTGATGCGGCCAGCGCTTGCGACGCTTCGACCCGGCATCCCGTCAGTAATCTTACCCTCATTAAGGGATACCGTTGAACCGTCAGGATAAATAACGGTCATGGTGATGACGTCGCGCGCACCAGATTTACCCTTGCCGACGCGATTCGCTTCAAAAAGGACGGACATATTCCGATCATCATCGGAACCTGGGATAAGTCCAGTATTGATAATAAGTGGATTGGCTTTTGACCAAACGATCAGATCGCCATTGATTCCCATCGCCTTATCCGCGATCTGGATTGACGGCAGATCAAGAGGGTCTGTGTCATCTGCAAATTGAGTCAGGTTGATGCCCTGCGGGAAAGTGACCGAGGCCACCACTTGGATTCGAATGCCGAAGCCGCTGATATCTTGCATTTTGTTTCTCCGTTTGTTGGTGGCTTAGATCAGGACGTGCGAGCCTTCAACCTTGCGGATTGCATCGTCTTTGGAGTAGATCAGCGTGTAAACAGCCTTCCACTCGGTGCGTCCATCCACGGTGACATACGATTGCACGTTGCAGTCAATCCAATACCCGATGTTTTGGACTTGATACCAGGCCAACTCATCGCCAGTCAATTGGGTTATGTAAAGTTTTTGAATCGTGCTCAAAGGCTTGCCAATTGAGATCGTGCCATTGAACACCGCTTGCCCAATAACCGAAACGATGATCGCGATCAACTGCGAGCGGCCAGTCGCATTTGCGCTTACACGCGAAAGCGACAAAAGAAGGCTCATGATGGTTGAGCCAACCAAGTCTTTAAACCACATTTCATTTGCGTAAACGTTCATATCCACCGGATCAACCGGCAAACCGAGCATCACGCCACGTTGGAAAAAATCAATCGATTGACCCGCAGTTTGTGTTCGGCCATAGTAGTTAATTCGAGCGGGATCGCACAAATCAGCGTCACTATTTGTTTGCACAGTCGGCGGCAGATTGAATTGCTGGTACATGTAGTTTTGCACAGCATTTCGGCGACTGTAATCGGTCGCGGCCAGCAGCGTCATCGGTGCAATTTCCGGAAACGCCTGCGAAGCTGGAACAGCGTTAACCGGTGACAATATCAGAGCGCCGCCGCCGATTCCGCTCCACATCGCAAAATAACCAACGCCTGTCAAGATATCCGGGACTGGAACCATTGCCATGAACTTGACATTGAGCGCAGCATTGGCGCGGAGGATGGCGTCCCAATCCGATTCAACGAGGCGAAGCGTAAAGGCAAACGAGCCGAAGTTGTCATTTGCAAGATGCGATGTCGTAAACGCATCAAGAGCCGATTGAGCAATTGCACCGGGCGCAAAGATTGCAGCAGGAGCAACCCAGCCAAGTGAGGCGGCAATTGACCCATCGGTGGCAGAATTTACGCCAATAGCACCGGCAACAGCCTCGCCGCCAACAACATCAAACGAGTTTGTTTGAGCATTGAAAGTGACCGTCGCAGCCGTCCACTGTACGCCACCAGCAACCACGGCGCGGATTGCCGTTTGAAGGATGGATGCAACGCCAGCCAAATCCACCGCCGCCGAAAAGTTGATCGCCGTGATGTTTTGAGTAAAACCGCCAAGCGTCAGATCGAGCGTGCCATCCGTGATTGTTTTGAGTTGCGCCAGAGTGCCATGCGTTGAAGATCCATAAATGCGAGGGGCACGGTCAACATCGACAAACGAAGCAAACGAGATTTTGTTAGCGCGGGTGATGTTTTTGGAGATGAACCCAAAGTAAAACACGGCCATTCTGTATTCGATAGAAGTCGTTCCGAAATACAAACCAACGTCTTCAGCGCTTGCGAACTCGGCAAAAGAACCAGCAGGAAGGCGAAGATTATTCGTGAAAATTCGACCGATAAGATCTCGCAAACGAACGCCAGATCCAGCGCCAACTCCGCTCACAATATCGACGTACCGCTTAAATGAAATTGCCATGATTTAGGCTCCTATACCCGTGCAAAATTAAACTCTACAAACTCGACCGCCGGAACCATGTCAATGGTTTCCCGCTTGTGCGTCAAGACAAAATCGAATGAGGGGCTTGCCTCGTTTCTTTCTGAGTCATCGACGAAAAAAGGATTTCTAATCGCGTCCACTCGCAAAACTCCAACGCCAGAGAGTTTTAGTCTCTGCATCATTGCATGCGATTGGATGATACCGCAAGCGATGGAAGCAACATCACCAACAGTTAAAGAATAAGGTTCCGCCGGATTTTGCCTCAATAAAGCGGAGACCTGAATTGTCGTCTCGTACCACTGCGATTCTAGGTGGCTAAAATTTCCATCTGCAACGTTATAAACGTCTTTCCGCTGGACGTGGCCGCGCCGAACGTCTCCAACCTTAAACAAATACACCGCTGCGCCGGACTTTATTCCCTGCTGAGTTGGCTGATATTTTTGACGCACATCAACTGGGAAAGGCACGCGCACTGGTAGCAGGGCGTTAAACCCCGAAACCAATAGCGTCATCAATCCGTTGTCAGTCATGGGAAGGTAATTTGATTTTGCGTTAGGTTCGGTATTTTAATGGCAAGAACTTCATTCCAACCATCTTGCCCAACCCAATCAGACCCGCCTAGCGCTTGATAATACTTTCCAGACCAAACAAAAACGTCTCCCGCAGTGTCACGCTCTACCGGCCTGATTAACTCGGTTGTAAATAGATTGACGTATTCATCTGTAATTTCCAAGCCAAGCTGTAATTTTGTTTTACCGCTGACCGCCTGAACTGAACCGGCGATGGATACAGCAGGCGCGTAGGTTGGCAATTCAATGCCGTTTTCTTGGACTATGTTGCCTACAAAGCGAAAAAGGATTACCGGCTGGATCGAAATAACGCCTAAAGCCAATCTTAAAAGATTTG